CGCCTCCCTCACTTCTGAAGCGCTCGGCTTGTTTCGTGGGTCTATCGCCCAAAGTTTGTATCTACTCATCTGATCCTTCCTCTACGTCTTTTTTCTCAACCGTCAAGTTGCTGATAAGACCGTTCTCTTTCATCATCTGGTTCTCCAGTCGCCGTCTGGCGACAACCTTGTCAAAATCCCTGCCGAGATTTCTCGACTCGTCCTCATATGTACTTGTCATGTTATTAAGTCTCAGCGTTGCCGCCGTTGCGTTCTTCACGGGATCGATATTAAGAATAACGGGGCCGTGCCAGTTTGCGTTGTTCCATGCGGCTCTTACAAAGGGGTTCTCAAGATATTTGGGGCAATCGACAAGGCCTTGGATCACCATCAGATACACGAACAGGTTATAGATCGGTTGCATCGTCTGCATCGCAAAGAGCTTCCTTTCGATATCCCACGTCCTCGCCGCCGCTTGGATCGCCGCCTGAGAAGCGGAATAGTTCGAGTTGAACGCCATAAGCGCCACCTCAAAGGGCGTTCTGGTGGCGGCCGCTATCAGTTTGATATTCCCTTCCATAAAAGCCCAGAACTCGGTGACGGGGCTTTTCGAGTCGGCCATAACAAGTCTTTCGCCCGGGGCGAGAGTCTGAACGTATCCCGGCCCCATAGTAATAGGCTGGTCGTAATCGCCGACTTCCCCTGCCTTGGCATCCTCTTCAAGCTGGCCGAGAAGCGGGTCTATCCCTGAATGGAAGGCCCCGCTGTGATCTATAAGCTCTTTATCACGCTCGATAAAAGCCGTGATATAGGACTGCACAACCGCTTTGACCATCTGGGCCTCGGAGAACTTCTCAAGCATAATAATATCGTTTATCGCAGGGAGGATAAGAGATCGGCCCCTTTTCTGGTTCGGCTGAACCTTCCCGGCAAGAACAAGATTGTACTGAACTCTCTTGTCGTTGCTGTCGGGGTATACATCGAAGCGATCTACGGTCTTGTACTCATAGCTCCCAAGACCCTTGCCTTCCTGCTTGATCGAGTAGCCTGTGGTATTCCCGGATTTATCAACCCTGACCCCTGCGATGGTGTCGTCGCCGGACTGCGCCTCAACAACCCTGCCGTCATAGAATCTTATAACGGGAACGTATACCCCCTGCCAATTCCTGATCCCTATATACTGAAGCACATCCCCCGTTGAATACGCATTGGCCCCTGCGACCCTTACCATCGCTCCGAGAGTCTGCTCTTCGGCTACATCACACGCCTCGGGAGTGGTAGACCACAGATGCCACATTTCCTCGATTCTTTGGGCGTTTTTCGCCACCTTATCGGCGTTCATCGTGAGGATCGAATCGGAGGGTGCCGCCTCAAGCGTTATTCCGCTTCCTATCACCCCGTCTACCATCGCCCCGACCAGAGCGCTTCCGATGGAGTTTTCGGTGATGGCCTTTAGGGCCTCGTCTTTCGACGCCCTCAGAAAGAAGGGGTTGAGATTCTTGTCGGGATCAAGGGGATACGATGCTCTTGAATTGCCCAGCTTCTTGGTGTTGTCGGTGGGCTTGTAGATGCTCTCAGCTTTTTTTTCGATCACATCGGCCTCACATATATCCCCCTGCGGGGCTTTCTACCGTATACCTCGGCTTGGATTGCCGCCTTCAGTCTCGCCACTTCCGATCTCCAATAAGCGATTCTTGATGCTATCCACCTTGCATCGGCCCGTGTTACCGTTCGCCTCATGTCGCCGTCATCGATCGTCATTGACTGACCGCCGTTGACAACCCTGTCCTCGGCATCAAGAAACAAGGCAAGCTTTGCTTCTGCTTTTTGCAGATCAGTGTCCAGACTACTCATAGCAACACAATAACTTATATAATTCCGGTATACAATCTTACTTGTTCGATAGTGTTCTAATATGCCCTAACCCTTGACTATATTGCATTTATAAATAGGTGTTGTATAATTCTTATATGAGTTTCAGGAAGATTTATATTGTCCATGACCTCACCCATATGACCCAACAGGTGGTCAGCACCCAGAGAGGACTCGCAAGATACCTCAGAGATGAGGGCTGCAGAGTGGACAACAATCAAATCTCCGAGATTGCCAACGACAACGACAAGAAATACACCACGGAGGACGGCAGGCTTTTATGCGTAGAGGAGCTGGCATAACGCTTTCTAACGGGGTGGATCCAAGCAGGCCCATCAGTCCTAAAAATCCCCCGAGAGAAAAATATTGCACCCAAAGGGATTTCGCCGCTTATATGGGCGTCACGCCGATGGCGGTAAGTCACGCCATAAAAAGAGGGCGAATAAGCAGAACACCCAAAGGCGTTGATTGGAAACTACAAGCCCCGTTATGGGAGGACAACAGGGTTGATTCTCTTGCCGGAACGGGAACCTCGAATAAGAAGGGCGGAAAGCAAAAGACCGTAACCATAAAAGGGGAAAACCCGCCGCCCATCCCGGCTATCCCGAAGATGAAGCCCTTTGAGGAGCTTGATACCGACAGCGATGACGACACCGAAGAAGAGGAGAGCGCAAGTCTCCCCAAGAAAGGCACTCTCGCATACGAGGCGTACCTTGAGAAAAAGGCAAAAAGAGAGTGGGCCGAGATACGGGTCATGAAGGAAAGGGGCGAGCTTCTTCCCCGCCACTTGGTAATATCGGTGTACGGGGCGGTCATGAACGGACTCAAGACCGGGATCCTCGCCCTTCCGATGAGAAGCACCATACAAATGACCGCCATAATAAAAAAATGGATGGTATCCCATAAAATCGAGGTTGACGAGGGCGCTTTCGTGTTCCTTGAAAAAGAGCTTGAGCAGGCGTTTATCCATGAAAGCCGCTTTGTATTGGAGAATATTCAGGAGGGGCTAAACAACATTGAACGAGAAGCCGATCATATCACAGAACTCCGAATACGATGAACTGATCAAAATGTTCTCTGCGATGCTCAAGCCGAATCCCCACATCTCGGTGAGCGATTATGTAAACGGGAGCCTGTATATACCGCCTCCTGCGGCGAACCCCGGGCCGTACAGGCTCTCCCTTACCCCCTACGCCAAAGAGATTATGGACGAGTGTTCGCCGATGTCGGCGACAAGAGAGATTGTGGTGGTCTCCGGCACCCAGATGTCGAAAACGCAGATAGCCCTCAATGTTATAGCTTATTATATGGACAACGCCCCCACCTCTATGCTTGTAGGATTCCCTAATGACCGGGATGGGAGGCATTTTGTAAGAACTCGAATTGACACCATGTTTGACAACAATCCAAAGTTGAGAGACTTGATAGGATCCTCAAGAAGAAACGCATCCGGCGACACTTCCGATTACAAAGAGTTTCCCGGAGGGTTTCTCAAGAGGGCGATCGGAGAGGCCGCATCGTCATTTATGTCCACCATGTGTCAGATAGTGATTCTCGATGAGTATGACGCCTTCCCCCGAAATATACAGGGCAAAGGGAGCGGGAAGGATCTTGCGGTGCAAAGAACCGCAACCTACAGGGGAAGGGAGAAGATTTTTATATCGTCTACCCCCACAAACGAAAACAGCCAGATATTATCACTCTTGGAATACACCGACCAGCGCCACTATTTTTTAGAATCCCCGGGAGGCGAGACGTTCGAGCTTGATTTCCAAAACTTCAAATGGCGGGCCGATGGCACCGATGTTAAAGAAGTATGGTACGAGCTTGACAACGGTGAAAGAATAGACGAATACATGATGCCCCAACTTTTGAAAAAGGGCGTATGGATCCCTACCAACCCGAACCCCACCGATCCCACCAAGACGGGGTATTGGATAAGTGGGCTGTATTCCCCATTCCGGTCATGGAGGGATATTGTTACCACCTACCTTGAGGCTCTTGAGAAAGCTGATAAAGGCGATCATGAGCATATGACCTCCTTCTACAACAATATTCTGGCCCTGCCGTATTCCGAATACACCGCCCGGCCTGATACTGACAAGATGATGCTGTGGGCAAAGAACAAGACCACCGCCTACCAAAGATATTCCACGGCGGGATCCTTCCCTGATGATGTCCTTCTGCTCACCTCCGCAACTGACGTACAGGAAAACCGCCTTGAAACCGAAATAAAAGGATGGATGAGGAACGGAAGCAGCAGGTCTATAGAACATTTTGTATTCCCGTGCGAAGCGGGCAAGACAACAAGCGACCTCTCGGCAAACTGCTGGCATGAACTCAGGGAGGTCATAAAAAGAAAATACATGAGAGAGGACGGGCTTGAGCTTGGTATAGGATTCAACGCTATAGACCGGGCGCATATCCCAGAGATTGTGATCGCCTTCGCCTCAAGCATAGACCCCCGCTGTGAGTTTGTGATCCCTGTGTACGGACTTCCCCGCCACTCAAACACCGCAATATCAAACACGAAGGTGAGCAAGATGACGTATCCCGGCGGGGTGGTAAAGCAGGTGATGTATAAAGAAGTCGGCGTAAACCGCCTCAAGGGGGAGGCATACGCCGCCTTCAGATTGCCCTACGACAAGGGCGACAGTGGAATCTGTATGTTCCCGGAGGACTACGAACAAGAATATTTTGAACAGCTCACCAGCGAGGAATACATAAAAAAGAAAAGCGCCACCAAAGGTCAGTGGAAAAAGATCAGGAACAGAAACGAAGCCTTAGACCTTCACGTTTACAACCTTGCTATGTGGTACTTTTCTGGGCTTCACGGGTGGAAGGAAAGCGATTACGACCTCCATGAAGCGAAGCTCAAGGAACTCGCAAAAGGCACTCCCAAAAAAAAAGCAGCAGAAAGGCGGTATATAGGCAGGGCGACTTATAGGCCCAATCTTGGGCTATAACCCAAGATCGGCTTGATAAACGGGGATCTCCTCCGGTTCAAAGAGGGTCTGTTGTGTTGTATGGATCCTAAACCGCTCCTCTTGTGCTTCCCAATAATCCTTGTCTATCTCGCAA